AATATATAACAAGAATAGAAGAGTTAATAGGTGTTAACGTAGACTTAGTTTCAGTTGGACCAAACAGAGCTCAAACTATAATAAGAAAAAAGGAGAGTATTCATCTGGTCTACATGGATGTGGAGCAAAAGTAACAAATGCGTTATCAGAATTCTTCTATGTAGATTCTTATGTATTGGGTGAGGGAAGAAGAGTAGAATTTAATAATGGAGAGCCTTGGAAACAAGGAGAAAAGAAAATCCAAAATAAAACAAATAAACAGGGTACTATTGTAGTATTTAAACCTGCAGAAGAAGCATTAGAGTTTCAGAAATCTGGTGATGGATATGTTACAGTAGATAATGTATTAAATTTGGTTAAGCTTATTTTACCATTAAATAAAATTGGAGCTAAGATTATATTTAATGGTATTAGAGCTAATGGAGAAAAGGTGTCAGAAACACTTGTAAATGAAGACGGTATTATGACATACTTTTATCAGAATTGTACCAATCCTCTGATAACTCCAGTATTCATTACAGCAGATACTGGTATTATGAAAGTGGATTTAGCATTTACTTATGATATGGATAATACTACATCTGGAGAAAGAATTATATCTTTTTGTAATACTTGTCCGACAAGTCAAGGAGATCATATAAATGGATTTATGAAAGGAATATGTAAGTTCTTTACCAATTATATGAATAAAGTATATTTGTCTAGTAATCCTAGAAACAAAACAACTGTAACTAATGCAGATATTAAAACAGGATTAATAGCAGTAATATCTGGTTTTCATCTTGAACCAGTATTCAATGGTCAAGCCAAAGAGATCTTGGAAGTAAGAGAAATGGATAAATTCGTTAATGATACAATTTATAATGGATTATCTGAATGGATCAAAGCTAATCCAAATGATCTTAATAGGCTTTGTAAGTACTTTAAAGATATTGCAGATGCTAGAATGAAAGCAGATACGGAGAAAATCAAAATCTCTAAGAACTTCAAGGCGTCAGCATTCGGACAAGGTTTACCAGCTAAATATGTAAAACCTTCATTAAAACATGATTTGGAATTATGGATATGCGAGGGTGATTCTGCAGCTGGAGTTATGAGAAACAGTAGAGATACTAAACATCAAGGATATTTTCCGATTAGAGGTAAAATTCCGAATGCGTTTAATACAGCTCCAGCAAAGTTCTTAAGTAATGAAGAGATATCTGGTATTATTACATTAATAGGTGCTGGATACGGAAAGAACTTCGATGTTTCAAAAGTTAAATTTATAAAGATAGTATTAGCAACAGATGCTGATGCAGATGGTGATCATATTAGTTCATTATTTATAAGATTCTTTATGATGTATATGCCAGATTTAATAAAAGCTGGATATGTATATAAAGCTGTACCACCATTATACGGTATGCAGGTTGGAAAGAAATATAATTATTTTAAGTACAAGATCGATTATATTAAATATGTCCAGAGTATATTTAGTAAGACTAATAAAGTAGAATATATAAATGGAAAAGTTCTTTCTAAAGATGAATTATCTCACTTATTATATGATAATAATGACTATACGTATGAAGTCAATAGAATTGCAAATAGATTATGTATAGATCCGTTGATATTAGAGTCTGTAATAACTTTAAGAGATAAGCCGTTAAAAGAAATCGAGAAGAATCTGAAAAAGTTATTTAGATTTGTAAAATCTAGTACAAAAAAGGGTATTCCGGTATTAGAGGTAACCTATAACGGAAAAGTTCATACGGTATTTATGAACGATAGCCTTATTGAAGATTCTAAGAATATCATTTCTATGATGAATAAGAATGCTTCATTAGTATATAAACTTAATGGTGAAGTGGTATCATTATATTCATTAATGAGTACATTTGATGCTAGTAAACCATCTAAGATTGAGAGATATAAAGGTCTTGGTGAAATGGATGGACCTAGATTCTTTGAATCTACATTGGATCCTGAGAATAGAACTTTACTTCAGTATACTATAGAAGACTGGAAGAAAGAGTATGAACAGATCAAATACTACGAGTCTAATAAATATGAACTTATAGCTCATGCTAAGTTATCAAGATTCGATATTATTAACTAACAAAAAGGATAGAGTTCTTAGAACTCTATCCTTACCCTTTTAAAAGGAGGACAATCTATGTGGTATATAATACATTATATATGCGAAGATGGAATAGAACTTAGAATAGAAATGAAATTCTATCCGTATGCAGGAAGTGATAATGGTATCAATGGTGGAAGAATATCTAAACTATCTATAATAGATAAATCTAATGGATACCTTTTACTAAATTATGATAGAGGATGGGATATAAAACCAGATCCTAAAAATAAAAATCTTATGGAAGCGTATAATTATGTATTAAGAGAGCACAATTATTTCAATCCTATTATTCACGAAAATGATTGGAGGTATCCTTATTGTGAAAATATCTGAATTTATAGTAGAAGACTATATGATAGGGGATAAATGGTATCATTGTGAAATTCAAAGAGGCGGCGATAATCATAGCATGGATTTCGCACTTAATAATGGTCTCATATGGATGCTAAAAGTAATTGATATGAACAATTCTTTTCCAGACCTTCAAATGTGTGCACATTATGAAGGAAGTGCTAGATGGATAGTAAACCCTATTAATTCTGAAGTTAAACAACTATGTGATTCTCTTATAGAGAAATACAATTATTATAATCCTATATTAAGAGAATGCAAATATTAAATCAATAATCTTCTTTACTATAATATAATTAAAAATTTTTATAGAAAGGGGATAAGTCACCATGTTTATGCTAACTTTTATAATAACCTCTGTAATAGCATTTATGATCAAAAATATATTTTGTGCAGTAAATACACTTTTAAAACCTAAAAAAGATAAATGCATGATTTATTCGGTGATAATAAGAATACTGGCAATATTTATCGAAATCGTTGTATTGCTAACTTTATTACGTGTTGTCGCTATATTAAAGGTATATGATTTAATGGAAGGATTCTGGATTGTGTAAAATGATAAAAGGAAGTTTAAATAACTTCCTTTTATTTTTTGCTTGGCTTATATATTATAAGTATGAATAAATATAAGGAGGATATACTTATGATAACAACTGAAGGTAATAAAATTAATGTTTTTAGTCTTATGAATGATTTCATAGACGTAACATTTGAAATCAAAGGAGGAAAAAGGAAATTTAATAAAGCTTGTAAAATACTTGAAAATGCTGTAGAAGATTGGTTCGATGAAGAAAACGAAGATGCAGTTGATACATGCTATGGAGATTATTTTCAGCACATATTAGATGAAGCTGGTATCAAATATGTTGCTACGTATAATGATAGATCCGAAGACTATGATTCTACTCTTGTAATTATGAATGTATCAATATTTCAGAAAGAAAATAATTTTGGTTATCATACAGCAGGCGATGCAGAGATCGAAGCTTGTAATCACTTTAAAGATTATAAGAAAGTTTATGATGGGTATGTGATGTGCGAATTAAAAGAAATGGATCCATCTATTTGCGTAGAAGAATTTGTATATATTTCAGAAGCTGAAACTATATTCGATATGTTTCAGCGTGGAATATCGAAGAATATTCCAAAAAATTATAAAGGGAGATCAATATCTCCTGGAGATATAATTGGAATTAACTATAAGTCCGAATTAAATACTAGATATTATTACTGTATGGGTACGGGATTTTATCCATATGATCCGTATAGAAGTAGATACTTGGAGTTTTAATACTATTGAAGAATAATCTTGTTATAACTTCTTTGTAATCAAGCTTATTCTGGAGGATAAAGTAAAATGGAAAATATAATACAAAGAAATGTCATGGAGTTATACAAAGACCATGGTTTAGTATATGGAACCGAGGTTAATAGACGTAGAATGCTTCCAGACGTTAGAGATGGTTTGAAATTAGTACAACGAAGAGATATATATGTAATGTCATATATGTGTCCAACAAGTAGAGTTAAAACTGCTCGTGTAGTTGGTGAAGTTATGAAATATCATCCACATGGAGATAGCAGTATAGCAGATTCTATAAAGATTCTTGTAGATTGGTGGGATACTAAAATGCCTTTAGCAGCATCCAAATCAAACTTTGGATCTATGCAAGGTGATGGTGCAGCTGCTACAAGATATACAGAAGTATCATTATCTAATTTTGGATATGATGCTATGGTTTCAGAATTAAAACAAAGCAAAGAAATAGTAGATTGGTTACCAACATTTGATTATTCTGGGGATGAACCAGAATACTTACCTGCTAAAGTTCCGATCTTACTTATTAATGGTACATTAGGAATCGGCTTTGGAATTAAAGCTGGAATTCCACCGCACAATATTGGTGAAGTTATAGATGCTACAATTAAGCTTATACACGATCCAAAAGCTGATGTAGTATTAGTACCAGATCAATGTATGCCATGTGAAATTATAGATACAAATTGGAAAAAGATCTGTAATTCTGGTAATGGTAAATATGTAGCAAGAGGAGTTATAAAAGAAGAAGAATTAACTCCAGAAGAATTAAAGAAAGAGTATGGCTTGAATTCTAATGTAGTAGATCAGCATGTGTTAGTTATAAAGTCTACTCCAGATGGGGTAAACTTTTCTAATAAATATGATACATGTGTTCAAGTAAAAATTGAAAATCTTGCTAAAGAAGGAAAGCTTCCGCAAATAGCAGATATTATAGATAAATCTCAAGGAGATAATATGAATATAGTCATCCTTTTAAAGAAAGGATCTAATCCATCTTATGTAAGAGATGTAATCTATAAGAATACAGATATGCAGAAATCTTTCCATATAAACTTCCACGTATTAGAGGGAGTAGAATTAAAGAGATTTAGTTATAAATCTTATTTAGAATATTTCATCAATTTCAGAAAATTAGTCAAGTTCAGATACTATAATATCAAGTATCAGAATGCTAGTACTAAGCTTCATGAAAAAGAAACTTATATCAAGTTATTAGAATCTGGAGAGATTGATAACGTTATTGATATGATGAAGAAACAAAAAACTACCGATGATACAGAGATCATCGAATATCTTGTTAAGAAAGTTAAAATTACAGATTTACAGGCTAAGTTTATTATTAATAGTAATCTTAAAACTTTATCTGTAGCTTATCTTGATAAGTATAAGAAAGAAGCTAAAGAATTAAAAGCTTTATCAAATCATTATATTGATATGATTACTGATGAAAGACTTTTATTAGCAGAAATCGAACAGGAGCTATTAGAATTTAAAGCCAAATATAATACTCCTAGAAAATGTAAAATAGTTAAATTATCTCAGATTAATGATATTCCAGAAGGTACATTCAAGGTTATTATTACTGAAGATAATTATATTAAGAAGATTAATCCAGAAGATAATGATACTAATAAGAATAGTGTACCTAAGTTTGCATTTAAAGTATCTAATACCGAAAACTTATTACTCTTTACAGAACATGGAAGGGTATATAAGTTACCAGTGTATAAGATACCGAATACTGCAAAGAATAGTATAGGATATGATTTAAGTAGTATTGTAAAAGGATTAACTTCCAATGTAGTAGGTGTTGTATTTGAATCTATTGCTAAACAAGCATCTAGAAAAACAAATAAGTATTTCCTTACAGTTGTTACAAAAGGAAATTATATTAAGAATATAGATCTAGATGATATTGTCAATACACCTCCATCAGGTATCATATATACTAAATTAAATGATGGAGATATTGTAACTGCTATAGATGTAATTCCGCAGAAATGTGACGTATTAATCTATAGTGGAAAGAAAGCATTAAGAATTCCATGCAAGAGTATCAATCATTATAAGAGAAATGCTATAGGCGTTATGGCTATGAATACAAAGAATCCTATAGATGGTATTTCTCCTATATATTCAGATGCAGATTGTATTATTACTGTAACCACTGGTGGTAAAGTAAATAAAATAGATTTATCTGCTATACCAAAATCTGAAAGAGGAAAAGCTGGTAATAATGTAATTAATCTTGGAAAAACAGATTCTATACTTAAAGTATTAGGATCAAATGATAATGAGATATTACATGTAATTACAACTGTTCAGACTTTAGATATACCTGTAAAGGATATAAAGGTATCTTCTAGTATATCTGGAGGTCAGAAGATAATTCCTACAAGAGGTGCTAAAGTTTTAAATTGTTATACTAAGAAAATGTAAGAAAGAATACCCTGTATAGGATTTCCTATACAGGGTATCTTCACAAAAGAATTAGGACAAAAAATGAAAAAGAAACCATAATCCACACCGGATTATGATATTTTTAAATATATATTATAGATGTGAAGAAAGGAGAAAAATAAAATGAATACAGCCCAAATAATAATCGATATATTTGAGGACTTCTTAGAAGAAAAGGAAATAAATATTGACAATCCAGAAAAGGAGGGAGATGAAGACAATGTCGCCATAATTTACGGAACAGACTATGGATACCTTGAAGACAGAATTCAAGAAGTATTAGACAAATCAAAGATGTATAATCCAATATATCACGAATACGATAAAAAATAAAAATACTTAAGGAGAAAGAGTTATGACAAAATTATTATTCAGAGGAAAAGAATTATCAACAAGAAGTAGAATGAAAACTTTAGAGGAGGCTAAGTTATATTTTATAGGTATGGGAGATTTGGAATCTTTGAAAATTGTTGAAGAAATTATTAACGAAAAGAATACAAAGACTTCCGGAACTACTAAAAAGAATGATAAAGAAGAAAAGAATGAAGAGCCTAAGAAAGAAAAGAAAGTATTAAAGTTTGAAAAAGCGACAGAAGAAGATATCGAAGAGTTTGAGCCTGATGCGGAAATGGAAGATGGTGTACTTAAGCAGAATGTTATAGGTCTTGGAAAAATGTCTAAAGACCTTAAGAAAACTGTAGTGACACTTAATTATAACGAGGTCAAATCATTAGTAGATTTTTATTATCAGATTCAGGATTTCAGAATTGGTACAGAGAATCAGGTAAGATCATTAAATCAGGGATACGATAATAATGATAATCCTGACAATGTATCTATTATGAAATGGAACTTATTACAGCTTAGAAATATTGAAGATAATACCAAAGCTATGCTTGAAGCATATTCTGATACTAATCCAGTAACTAGATGGTTAAAACGAAACAAAGGTATTGGACCAGTAATCAGTTCTTGCTTATATGCATATTTTAATGTGGATGGAGTTAATTCTGCAGGTAACTTCTGGTCATATGCAGGGTTAAATGACAATAATAATCCATGGTTAGGTAAAGAGAAAGCGACAAATATTGTTAAAGATTTAATGGCTATTAGAGATATTAGAAACAAAGGATTCGCCGCAGCTTGCGAAGAACTTGATATTGATATTGATAAATCTTTAGCAGAAAATCTCTTATATGATGAAAATGCAATCAAGGAATATGTAATCAGCAAAATGCCTAATAAAGAATTATCTAAGCTTATATTATTAGCTAGAAAAATTGTTGATGAAGATTTACGTTCCTATAAGCAGCTTAATCAGAGAGAAGAGATTGATGATACAGAAGTAGAATATGAATCTATTGAATATGAAATTCTTCATATGGATACATACGAAACATATCTCGGTGTAATTAATATGGAGGAACCGTTTAGTGTAGATCATTTCGTTGACTATATTATCAATTTATCTGATAAGAATATTATCACCCATGTAATCATGAGCAACCTGTATACAAAACTTAATGGTAGAAGAAAGATCAATAATATGATTAAATCCGCTACTATTAATAAAGAGGAAGATAAATATGATGGATTTATTACTAAGAAATCCTTAATTTCTTATTTATCTAAACCACCATACAATATCAAACTGAAAGTACTTATGTGGAAGATTGGAGAGTCTTTCGTTAAAGTATCTAATAGAGGTTCTATGTATGGAGAGTTATACAAAGAAAGAAAGGAATATGAAACACGTAAAAATGAAAACCTGGAATATAAAGACCAGGCTGCAAAAGCTCTTAGAGTTAAAAACTATAGTAAGAATAGCATTGCGTATAGCTACTACATTAAAGGAATGCTTCCACCGGCTCAGATTGCAGCAAGAGCGAAGAGATGGACAGTAAAGATCTTTGTAGAGCATGTATTTGAAGCAATGTATATTTATGAAAATGGAGAACTTCCGCCAATGGTATTCCCAATCTCTAGACTCGGTCATGTAGACTATATCAAACCAGAAGTACCGTTTGAAACAGAACTTACATTTAAACCAGATAAGAGAGTGGAATATCCAAAATATAATGGATAAATAAAATATATCAGAGACAGGTAACTTACCTGTCTCTGATTTAAATTACACTTGAAGAAATATCATATGATATAAATAAACCAGAAGATATTAAATATCAGAATGAAAAAGTAAAATTATTCATGTTAAAAATATCAAAATATGATAATAAATCAAATATTAATAAATATCTAAAAGAGTAAGTAAATCAAATAAATAAAGCTATCAATGAAACCAAATAAATTATTTACAATAAAATATTATATAGTTTTAATAAAACCAAGAAATTTTTAATATCAGAATGAAAAAGTAAAATTATGCTTAAAAAGGGATCACTTTCCACTAATAAATTAATGTATCTAATATATCATCTAACGCTAATAAATTAATATGCAAAAAATATCATATAGGATAAATAAACCATAAAATTTTAAATATCATATCAAGAAAGTAAAATTATCGCTGTGAAAATATCAATATATAATAATAAACCAAATATTAATAAATATCTAAAAGAGTGAGTAAATTATTTCGACAAAAATATCAAAAGAATTTAATAAACCAAGTGATTTTAAATATCAAATCGTAAAAGTAAAATTATGCTTAAAAAGTATCATATAACACCAATAAATTAGCGTATCTAATATATCATCTAACGCTAATAAATTATTGAAATAGATATATCGTAGGGTAATAATAAGCCGAAAACGAAAAAGTATCATTGTCCTTAAGCAAATTAAATACCTCAAAATATCAAGTGGACATAATTAAACCCAAAGCGTATAAATATCACATTGTTAGAGTAAAATCAAAAAAGCTTAAACATCACGATTCAATAATAAACCATATATTCCTAAATATCATATTTATGGAGTAACCCATATTGATAAAAATATCAGAGAATGTAAGCAATTCATAAATTATAAAATCATCAATTATAGTGAAAAAATTAGAAATCTCGAAATATCATACCGACAAAATAAATTAACAAATAAAATATATCATAGGATTTAAATAAAATCAAATAGGTGAAAATATCGTATGATACAAATAAACCATCAAAGTATATATATCATATTACTGAAGTAAAATTAAAAAAGTATAAACATCATTCTTTAATAATAAACCAGAAACACATAAATATCATACTTACAAAGTGATTCACAGTCGGAAAAAGATCAATGAGCAGAAATAAAAATCAGAAATTATAAAATATCGTAGCAGTTAAATAAAATTATTTTTGGAAATATATCATAAAGATTAAATAAAATTAAAAAGGGCAAAACATCAGGAAAATTAAATAAAATCATTTTGATTTAAATATCATAGTCGCAAAATAAAATCAGAAATTATAAAAATATCACAAGGTTTAAATAAAATCGAGAATATAAAAATATCATAATTTCAAAATAAAAATTCTCTACCACCGAAAACAATGGAGTAATAAACTTCATTAAAGGTGGTAGAGACATTATGTCCAAAATTACGTCAATTATAGTACCAGAACTATATCCAATAGTATCTAGTGCTATTTCAAAAAATCAAACCAAATATATTAATTTTTTGTCTAAATTCTTTCAAACAAGATCTGCAGATATTTACGATACAATTCCTCAAGCAAGGATATTATTTACTGCAGAAGACACCAATAATTATTTTTTGACTTTAAATATAAATCCTAAAGATGTAGAAAGTATATTAAGTAAAACTTATTATTGGGATATGAACTTTAATCCAAGATGTATGAAAGTACCATTAGTACCAACACAGATGATGGTAATAAGACATTTTTTAAAACATAACGATAGAAAACGTGCTGAAATATCTTCTATATATTTAGCATTTAGTGGTAACTTTTATCCGTCTATTCATTCGCAAAAATTTATTTATCCGCCAAAAAGACATATACTTGAATATGTAGTAAATAATGTATTATCTCAAAAATTTGATTTAAAAAGAGAAGGTACTGTATTCGGAGCTATAAAAAGTATATGTAGAACATGGTTAGATACATATGAAAAGAAATTATGCAATGATGGCGCTGATGATGAAGATATAGCGGATATTGTACAGCAGTTACATGGAAGAATTAAATCATTCTTAGGTAATATAGTAGCAGTATTTAAAGATGTATATCAGAATAGTGATGCTTATTTATCTTATGATAGTGATTCTTACGAACAGGATAATTTTAGATTAGCAGAGAATGATTCTATTAAGGCTGAAGGATATGTAGAAAATGCTATGAATAAGATTACTACTCATGGAGTAGACTTGTCCATTTGTAAGAAATGCAAAGATGCTAATGTAAAGACAGATGAAATAAAGAGTATAATAGAAGGAATACAAGATGATCCTCAGAACTTAATGGAAGTGAAAGAATTGTTAAGAATTATGGTTTCTGAGTATATGGCTAATTCAGAGAATAAATCTGTAACTGGGCTTGAGTTTATAGCCAAATCTATAACTCCTAAGCCTAATACTAAGAACCCAAATATTATTAGAGAGAAAGAGATTATAGAGAAATGGCTAGATGAAAATTCTCCAAATTATAGAAAGAGAAAATCTAGATTAGCTACTAAGATATCTTATTTTAAATCTATATTAAAATATTATGCATTGACAATAAGTTTAGCAAATAAATAATTTTTATACATCTATACGAAATATTTCGTATAGATGTATATTATTCTATTGATGAAAGGAGGGAATTAATAATGCTGTCTGTTAGATCAATGAGTTCTCATAAATCATTTAATCAGAATATGCGCATGTACCAAAAGAAAAAACAAACTTTGAAAGCAAGATCCAATAATATATGGAAATGTTCTATTGTAAATAGTATTGCATATAAATGCAATCACCGCCGTAATATTAGAGCTATAGCAAGAAGAATAGAACGTACAAGATTAGCCGCAATAGCTTATTTTAATGAAGATTTTGAAATTCCGACATTACGCGAGATGATACATATGACTCGCATTAGTATAGTCCAGAATAAAAGGAGGTGAAAATAAGATGAAAGAGTATTTAAAATATAATAATACAGATGATAAAAGGCTGATCATGATCTGTATATTGGAAGAAGCTAAGACAATGCGTTGTTTTTCAACAGATATTCGAAGACAATGTATGGGGTTACCGATTATACGTCAATTTAAAAGTTTTAAAGGTATCAAAATATCCTTATCGGAAATAATAAAAATATGCCCATTTAGCAAGATTTCTAAATCAGGATCACTCAATTTATCAAATTATTCCAAATATTTTAAACTTGCTAGAGATTATAATAGGAGGTACAATAAATGATCAAGGGATTACCACAATTATTTATAAAGAGAAACGGGGGAGTTATTGTTAGGTATAAATTTACAGTAGATGATGATTTTGAACAGAATGAAAGAACTTTAAGAAAAAATATTTATAAATTATCTATAAATATAAAAGAAAAGAGCCGCAAATTTGTAAGTCCTTTAAAGAAAATGAATGCGATAACGGCATGGCCGTTATCAAAACAAGAAAGATGCGTTAAAGATCAATATAAAATATATTCATTAAAAGAAGAAGCTCACGATGTTCCGCCTTTTAAATTTATTAGGCAAGTCGATCGTGAAGCCAAAATAAATCCTGATTATTTTTGTTAAGGAGAAAATAAAATGAAGAAAGGATTATGTTCCTCAGTTAAACGTAAAGACCACGAGTTGACTATAAAACATATAGAGATAGAAAAAATTGCACTCCCAATTAGTTATTATAAAGAATGCATAAAATATTATCCTATATACGATCACGATACTTCTGGAATACGTACCATTGATCATTTTGCTAGAAAGAGATATGTTAGAAGATGTGCTGGTCCACTAAGATACAGAGCGATTAAAAGATCAATTTCTTTAAAGGGGAGATCTTTATATAAAAAATCAATAGGACTATCTGGAATACGTAGAATAATAGAAAATGCTAGTATCGAAGATTATAGATAAGGAGATAAAATGAAAAAAGCATTGTCATATGGAATAAGACAGAACAATAGTGAATTTAGAATAAGATTGAAATGTGAAATATTTGATAAGTTTGATTCTTGTTTAGCGTTTTTCAAAGGATTTAGAACAAGAAATCTATCGAGATTGACCTATGGAAATAGATATTCGTCACGCACGCTTAAAGAACGATCTATTGTAGGAAACGAGGTTAGTCTTAAAATGAAATTAAAAAGTTATACTTTGAAAGAAGAATGCAAAGATATTGATATGCCATCGATATCTAAAATAAAAGCTCTTATAGATTATTCAAATGATCATCCGTATGATTAAGAATAAAATTACATTTAATGGTATATTATTAACGTGTAAGTTACAATACAATATATAAATTTTAGGAGGAAACTTAAATGAGTAACAGCAAGAAAGAATATGAAAGAATATTTAGACAGTTCACCAATCCGTATTCACTGAGAAACTTAGCCAGTGAATATATTATTGGTGGTGGAATGGAATGGGTGAAGAACAAATTCGGTATTGAATTCAATCTCACTTCTGCAGAATTTGATAAAGCGTTTAAATGGATTGAGAAATATGATAAGAAGTTTGATAAACATGTCTCCAATCCGCAGTCCTTATTAGACAGAAATAAGGATAATAAATCTATGCCTTCACAGAGATATATCATTGATAAGAAATTTGTATGCAAAATTGAGAAAGATACATTCTTCTATGTAAACGCAGGTCCATCAAGATATGAAGGGACCGGTAATGGAGATAGCAGAAATCAGGAACAACAGCCTAAATTCTTATACATTTATGTCTTTGGAAAACATATGCTGAAATATGCAAGAAGATTGGCTCATGAAATCAATGATACTGGGTCAAAATACTTAACGAATTACAAAGTTTCTGGAACAGGTGGTGGATATAGTAGAGATGATAAAGATGCGTTGTATTTCAATGTAATGTCATCTGATCTTCATACAAGACCATTAGAAACTTTATTCTTTGATGATAATGTAGCAGAACAGATTACGAATCATCTTGATAAATTCTTATCAAATGAGCCTGTATATAAAGATAGATCTCTGTTATATAAAACAGGTATCTTATTATATGGGGCACCTGGAACTGGCAAATCGTCATTAGTAACAGCGATTGCCACTTATTACAATTATGATGTAGTATCAATTGATATGGCATCATTTGCTACGCTTGACGTAAATGCATTAGTAGAATCTATCAATGCAGATAAAGAAAAGTACGTAGTACTTATGGAAGATATTGATGCTGTAGTTAAATCAAGAGATAGAAAGGATAGTGATAAAGAAGATAAGAAAATTATCAATAAATTATTACAGTTCCTTGATTCTACATCATCACCAACAAACGTTATCTTCGTAGCTACAACAAACTATGTAGATAATCTCGATGAAGCTGTTAAGAGAGACGGAAGATTCGATCTTAGAGTAGAAGTCAAAGAATTATCTGCAAAACGTATTGATGCTATGTGTAAATCTTTCGATTTAAATCAGAAAGATATTGAAGATATCAGAGATACAGTAGTAAATAAGCTTGGTCTTCAGACTATTAATCAGTCTAGATTACAGAATCTTATTCTTAAGAAAATTGAGAATAAATCTGATATTCCAGAAGAGACTCAAATTAAAGAAGAAGAACCAAAAGAAGAAGTTGTACAGGATGTAGAAGTATCTGAAGCTATCAATAACGATGAAGGTAATGTATTGAATAAATTATACAATAATGCAGTTTCAGTAGTAGATGAAATGCAGCAAGCTGTATTTGAAGCGAGAGCTTATAATGCACATAATAAAATAAAGACTTCTAATGGTATTGAAGATAGGTTAGAAAGAATCGAAAATGCTCTTTTCAATAATGAATCTGAAGCTACCGATACTACTGATAAAGAATAAATAAAGAGGGGGATTTAAACCCCCTCTTTATTTTTTTAATAAAAGGAGGAAAATAAAATGTTAGAAGTTAAACTTAAAAACAAAACTATTGTAATAGCAGCATTTCCAGGAATGGGAAAGACCTTTTACAAGAATAATTGTAATGGATTTACTGTATCAGATTCGGATAGTAGTCAATTTAGTTGGACTATTGATGGAGAAGGAAACAAGATTAGAAATCCAGAGTTTCCAAATAACTACATAGAGCATATTAAAAGTCTTATTGGTAAAGTAGATTTTATTTTTGTATCTACACATGAACCAGTATTAAGAGCATTAATAGAAAACAATATATACTTTTTCTTATTATATCCTCCTATGGATAATAAGCCCATAATGATCGAAAGATATTATGAAAGAGGATCTGATAATAAACTTATAAAAACTATATACGATAATTATGATAAATGGATCGGTACTCTTGAGACGGATCCAGATTTTAATGATATAACCAAGTGCGCTAATGCTTGTGAAGCACAATATATATCAGGATTTATAAAAACCTATATATTAGATGAAAAAGGAAATATTGGTAGCAACGATTATATATTCAATAATTTACAATATTTATGTAAAAAATAATAAACTATATAACTTTTTTATAATCAGTAGAAGATAAACTGATTTCTGCGAAAAATATTATTAAGTCCTGTTAGTCAACACAAAATATATCCCATATATCATTTAAGATATATGGGATATATTTTTATCTTTAGTAAGACATTTAGATAAAATAATAAAAGGAGAAAGTAATTATGAAAGACATTAAATTCGAGAAAGTATCATTTGGGACATTTTTAAAAGACACATTATCATGCGATATAGATCAGAGAGTTGTATGGGATACTGATTACCCTAGTTTTAGTGATTATTTAAAAAATATTTATAATAGAATTGAAGTACCAACAAGAAAAACAAAAGGATCTGCTGGATACGATTTTAATTGTCCGTTTGAAATTAATATTGATCCAGAGAAGAAAGTGAAATTCCCTACAGGTATTAAAGCTAAAATGCCAGAAGGAGTTGTACTCCAAGTACATATTAGAAGTAGTTTAGGCATTAAACATGATTTATGCATAACTAATACTACTGGAATTATAGATTCTGACTATTATAATAATACTAATAATGAAGGAGATATCATTATATCTTTAACAAATAATGGGGTGTATCATTATGTAACAGAATCTCATAAAGCTGTAGCGCAAGGTATCTTTATGAAATATGAAACAACAGAAGATGATAAAGCGGATGGTGAAAGAATTGGTGGAATAGGTTCAACCTCAAAATAATTTATATATTATAATACTGATATACCGAATTGGTATATCAGTATTTTTATGAAATGAGGTGAAACTATGAGAGAATTTTATAGGAATTCAAAAAGAAATATTTTAAGGTATATTGTATTTAAAAATAAGACTAAGCAATTACCTTATTTGAGATTAGTGCCTAAAAGTGAGATAAGATTTTGGAAATCCAAAAATCCAATCCACTATTCTTTTACAATAAGTCCAAACAATGAATACCATAGATACCAATCTAAATATAAAGACAAATATGGCAAAAGGAAAAGATGGCATGAATTTTCTTGTGTTGATATAAATTGTACTATAATAAAAAATTTAAGGTTGATTACCAGTGATAAAAATAAAAAAGCGAAGTGTATATCTTTATTAGGTGAAAATAGGCGTAGATGGCATAAATGTATGCACTCTTTAAAGCATATATCCAATCAGAAGGTAAAATAAATGAGAAGTTTAAAATATATAACAAGACATACTATGTCTTTGGAAAGTATCCCATCCAGGAATTTACCGATTTTTAAATTCAATTATGTACGTCTTTTAATTACAAATTTCGAGAAAGGTAAATCTTTTCAAATAAATAGAAGGACTAGATTTAAAACAAGTATAAGTACAAAGCATGAAAATGGTAATATTAAAACAGATTGTTATGTTATACCATATGATATTTTTATATCCGTAAATGCTGCGAGTCTTAAATCAAAGAAAAGGAGAAATCGAACAAATTTAATTGAACTAGGTAGAAGAAAAAAAGTAGTTAATTTGTCGAAGCGTGCTAATAATACGTTTTGGTAACTAAATTATAAAATCTTAAGGAGGTTATTAATTATGGCTTTATTAGTTCAAAACGATTCTAAAGTTATTTATACCACAGAAATAAATTTATATTTTGATGATAAATCAGAGAAACACATGACTTTATCTAAAGATGATAATGTAATAGTTACATACAGAAGCAATGGAGAGAAACTTACAAAGAATGGAACTATCAAAGACATTCTTCCTGTAAAAGCTTACGATACTAATGGAAGTTGTACATATGGATGCTGCAGTTGTAGTTCTTGTACTGCTACTGGAATGATTATATTAGATTCGTCTAAAGATTTTAATAGTGAAGTGATAAGCATTTTATTAAGGGATATATTAGACATAGAAAAGATATCTATGTCTGATGAAGCTACTAAACCAGATCCAGATCAGGAATTGGATCCTGATCATACATACGGGGAATAATATGAGAAATACATTAAAGCATAATGCTGAATTATCAAGAAAACGAAAACTTGATTTGTCATATTTTGATCATTGTAAACGGCTACATGTATTTGCAATGGCTAAGAATCTAACTAATATGAACGAAGACCACAAGAGAGTAATATATCAAGACGGATACATGCGTATTATTCCACCAATCGGTAGAAAAGGCAATGATTGCGGAAAAGATGATGATGATATTACTCTTACATCATTTGCTCACTTATACAAATTAAAATATGTTGCAAGTAGATCTAAAATACCACCCATGAAATTTATAAAACACTTAGGAATTTATGTACATAACGCAAAGAGGAGATATAATGCCTAGACTTAAACTTTTAAAATATAAAAAGAGTAGGAAAACTTTAGCGTCATGTAAAGTTCATCATAATTCAGTATTTTCTTATATAAAAAGAGCTAGAAGTAATATTACTGGATTTGACCCTCAAGTAAAATACTATGGGAAAACGCATGACATCAAATATATAAAGATGTTTGGGAAAAGAAAACTTTCTATTCCTGAATTGTGTGATTTGAACGATGCATACGATTTGCGTACTGAAAGCTATAGACTAGGAAAGCATGTGACCCCTATGTCTAGCTTATATAAGTATAGATCTACGTGTGTTTATCATTAAAAAATAAAAACGGATATACTTGATCAAGTATATCCGTTTTTATTTAATTTAATACTTTATTATAATATATTTAAGGAGGACTTTTATATGCCAACAATTCACATCTATCATCACGGAGATACTGACGGTATCACAGCAGGAGCTTGTATATTTCATGGGTTGTGTGCTCCATTATTATTTCATACTAGATTATGCTACAGATTATATAATTATGAAACTCCATTGGATTTTCATAAAGTAGAAGAAGATGACATTATCTTCTTAGTAGATTATTCTTTATCTAATAAAGACAATATTGCTAGACTTAGAGGATTATGCTTAGATTTATGGAAAGATGAAGAAGATAAACATGTATTTTGGTTAGACCATCACAAAACTTCTTATAAGTTTATCGATCAATATCCATTAAATAAAATTAGTAAGGTTATTAATACAGATATTTGCGGAGCAGCCATATCATATTTATTCTGTAAAGCTTTCTATAAAATGAGTTACGTGTATACATTAGAAGAATATTATGACAAATTATCTACTTTAGTAAAACTTATAAATGATGGTGTTTATAAATTCGACAAGGAATCTATTAGAAACGAGTTTATCGAATATGTAGATTCTTGGGATACGTGGAAGCATGATAAAGAATATGATACAGAATTTAATTTAGGATGCATAGCACTTCTTAACGACCCTACAAATACTGCATTTTGTAATTTAGCTGATCCATTCATGGATGCTACTTTGTCTTTTATAACTGCTTATACTGAGAAATGCATAACTGCCGGTAAAAATATTTTGAAATTTAATGAATCATTAAATAAACAGCAAATGATTGAGATGGCTTTTGAAGTAAATATTAAATTTGAAAATAAAATATACTCTTGTTTAGTATTTAATGGCAGAGGAAATAGTATAACATTTGGAGATAATATTAATAAATATGATATTTGTGCTATGATGTATTTTATCGGTGATACTTGGATTAATTCATTATATTCTGCAAAGATTGACACACTTCCAATTTCTGAATTTATGGGAGGTGGTGGACATCCAGGAGCATCTGGTTTCCAAGTACATGATATAACACCAATATTTATTAAAGGAAAGGATACAGTAATAAAATGATTTTAGGTAAAAATAAAATAGAAGAAGCAATAAGAAAAGGAGATATTGTAATCACTCCTTTTAAAGAAGATAGATTAAATCCTAATTCTTATAATGTATCTTTACATAAAGAATTAATGGTTTATGATTCTTACGTATTGGACATGAAAGCACATAATACTGCTAAGAAAATAATTATTCCTAAATCTGGATTAGTATTAGAACCTGGAAAATTATATCTTGGTAGAACTAATGAATATACGGAAACGTTTAATTATGTACCAATGCTTGAAGGAAGATCTTCTATTGGTAGATTAGGTATGGGTATACATGTAACTGCCGGATTTGGAGATTGTGGATTTAAAGGATTCTGGACATTAGAAATCTATGTAATTCAACCACTAGTTATCTATCCAGATGTAGAAATTGGGCAGTTATATTATCATACTATAGATGGAGATCCGATTAATTATGAAGGTAAATACTTAAATAATTCCGATATACAACCTAGCAAACTTTATGAAGAGTTATAATTATATAAGAGAGTATCTTTAAAGATACTCTCTTATTTGGAGGATAGATATGTCAATAAATTTAAAGGACTACTCATCTATGTTTAAATTGAGTAGTAAACCGAAAAAATTAAAAGAAACAGAGAAACCGAATTCGTTATTTACTTTAACTATGTTTGAAAAATACAATAATACAGATGACATCTTTTTGCTTCTTGTCGGGATGCGGTTTGCCAAAAGAAAAATACATCGGCAGCGTTCATTAGAGAGAAAAGCAGTTACAAAAATCTATATGAGACTGATAGATAAAGCTGTTCATTATCAAATTCCTTTAAAGCGTAAAGTGTTTGGAAGGAGGTATTGACATATGAAAACACTAAAAAAGTTAGCAGAATGTAACAATACAGATACTATAAAAAATCTAACTTATAAACTATGGCCTTTAATATATAAATCTAGATATAAATGCAGCGTACAAGAAGCTTATTATACTACATTTGATGATGGTATAGGATATGGTCGTCCTATGCCTATTTCTGAATTTAAAATATTTCAACCTATACATTTATTACCTTATAAGTGTTCATTTAGGAATAAGGGAGAATATTGTGCTAATAAAGTATTTTTAGGCGGACTTTTGAAGGACAATAAAACTATATTACCTATAAGCATATTATCTAATAAACAAAAAACTATAAAATTTAGAGGTGATAATACATGAAAACATTGACCGAATTAGCCTTCAAATGTGAACCAATATATGCTATGGTAGCAGATATTAAAACACTATACGAATGTACAAAGGTTCATTATATAGAATCATATGAATTAGATGATAGTAGAATAAAACCATTCTATCTAGTAGATGATGACAGATGGAAAATAAAATTGCCTGCTATAGATGAAGATGATGTGAAAAATTTTGCTGCAGGCGCTAGAAAGATATTTAATAATGGTAAATTAGTACATTACGATTATATGTATCATTTAGACCGTAGTTTTTTCTGTCCGCTTACTCTTGCAGAAGAAGTAAAAATACAAGAATCTGGAGACTATGTTATGATATAAAAAGGAGTGAATTGTAAATTGGATATATTAATGAATAACTCACAGAAACCAGGCAGTTTGCAAAAAGTACGTTGTGATAAATCAATGTGTATAGATAGGATTTCTATTATTCATTTAAGTTTTAAATCTATATGTTATATCGACAAATTAAAAGGTCTACCAAAAATACAACGTTCTGCTCATAATACGTATACATGCGCAAGAAAAATATTCGTGAACGGTGTTATGAAAAGTAGCGAATCTATGTCAAACACGATGAAAATTCGATATCGATATCATAGAGCATTTACTTTACAAGAAGAAGCCGATGAGCAAGAATGGACAAGATACTCATTACGCAATAGCACAGAAATTCGAAAAATATAATATTTTTCTCAAAGAGTTGACAAGAAGTAAGTAACTATTAAATCGAAAATATTAAATATCACCTTTAGGAGTCTTGAAAAATGAAACAATTATCAAAATTAGTAAACAAAAGTAGCGCTTTAAAAGTACTATCATGTAAACATGAACCGATGAAAGGGTTTTTATCTGTAAATAAAGAATCCTGGGAATATCGAGATAATGAACCAAAGCCTTTTTATATAGTAAAATCAGACCGATGGCATATAGAGTTACCAAATCCGAATGATACTTTTTATCAAGAACATGGTAGAAAACTTTTTATAAATGGACAAATAGTGTCATACGATTGCATTACTGAAATGAAAGATAGATTTCTTGGTATGAGATCTTTAAGAGAAGAAGCCTTATATCAATCTAATCCAAATATGTATTATGCGGAGAGATGGAAATGATAGAATATAAAAAATAAGAAAAATTTACAAGAAATAAGGTGGGGGTCACCCCCACGTTGCAATTAAGCAACGCACTGAGATCGAAGATTAAGATGATTTTAGATTCGCCGATTAAGTTCGGCTTCATCTTATGTATATTAAAAAGATTTTAGAGTAATACATCGCATGAATTTCTTATCAAGTACATTAAAACGAATAAATTGCTGGAAATTAGAGGAGTACCAATATTACGTACTCCTCTTTCTTTGTGATTTTGTGCTATGATTATCAATCTAAATAAACCAGAATAATGTCGTCGTCGTCCTCATCATAGCTTCTAATTACTGTACCTTTGAAATTCATCATTTTGTATTCTCCTTATCTTCTCTAAAGTTTAGATAGTATTAAACTCATAATACTCTGAAGATAGAAAATATATAAAATGATGCTAGTGACTTTTCTTGTTCAGAAGCACTCTGAACCCATACTATCAATAAGATAATATACAATTCATACATTCAGAACTTACAAAATGACATTCAGAACCATTAAGAATAGAAAAATACTTAATCAATTACATATTATTAACATGACTACTTGTATGTATTATATTAATGGAGGTGGTACGTACAAGTATTAAAAGTTTCGAAAAGCAGGAGGCAGGACAAAATGAATAAAGATCAAGAACCATTGACACTCGCAGAAGAGATAGCTAAGAAAAGAGAAAATCCGTTATATTTAAATAATCCATTGGATAAACATAAAGGGATATCTGATGAGTTATACAATCCAGCAGTTTATCATGCTGACGATCCTACTTATAAAAGACCATTACCACCAGATTGGGAATATGTAGATTTATGGATCCCTAATGTAGAAGATGTATTAGTTACGTCTTGTAAGGGATTTTTGTACGTTCCGTTGACGAAGATTTTTAATCTTTGTGTAGATGACGGACAAGCAGAAAATGCATTAAATAGTTTTATATTAACTTCAAAAAGATGCTATAATGGCAAAGAGATGGTATATCATTTACCACAATATATCAATTATTTCGAGAAATTTTATGATCGAGATCACGAACTTTTATCTGGAATGCTTAGGATAAAATTGGTTATAGATAGATTCATCGATTATAATAAAGAAATGTTTATAAACGATTTATTCAAGTACATAATTACTCCATCAATAATGAATAAAGCTCAATTAATGAATGAAGATAATTATCTACTTGATTTGGATTCTAAGAAATATAAGAATGTAAAAAATCCATCCTTAACTTATAAGGATAGACATAGTAAGTTATTAATGTGGTATTCATTATTACAAAATATGATTATTCCATTAATTACGCATTATATCTTCGTACACAAAATTGTTTCAGATGCGAATAATTTTCTGTTAGAGATATTTGATAAGATTATTCATCTAGATAAGCATATTGATATATATAATAAATTATATGAGACATGTTTATCTAACGTTAATCAGAGTTTCCACAGAGAAAAAGTATTATGGGATATGCAACCTATTAGAGGTAAATCCCCTACAACTCAAACATTAGTAAGCGTGCAAAATATTTTATTAAATATTGCTCCAAAGTATACTTATGATAAAAATAATATCTTATTCAATTATGTATCAATCAAACAATCAAACGGATTCCAAGTAATTGATATTGGATATGAATATGATTATGTATCATTATCAAGTGCTAAGAGAGATGCAGAGAATAATTCAGCATTTGATAAATTTGAAGCTTATATGATTAAATCAGACGACCAATTATATCTACTCAATAAAACAGCAGCGGAAGAAAGCATGAGAAAAATAGATTTAATGTTTGGTCCATTTGATGATAATGAAATTGATTATTATATTACAAGATTATCTGATGTTGAAGGAAATATAATTAATCAATTCCAAAAGAAGTTGGTATTCAATTTATTTGATAAATATTTTGGAGATCCAATTACAATTGCAAATATTAATAAGAGAGATTATGTAAAACTTATCATTGCTGCAAAAAGAATGTTGCAAGCAAATGGATTAATAGCAATGCCATTTATTATTAGCAGTAAGATCGAAAAGATTGTGGAAAGAAAAAGTATCAATAAGAAAGAACTAGAAAAGCTTAAATCTAGTAAGATTTATGCGTTAGCTAAATCAAATTATATGGAAAACGATACCAAAATTGACAATGAAATCCTGTCAATTATTGCCACTGTATTATCATCAGATTTTAGAATCATTTCATATGATGAACCTAATGTAGATGGCATTCTATTAGATAAATCTGTATTATCAGATTATATCGGTGAAGAAATTTTAACCTATATCTGTATTATTAATTGCAATTAAAATATATCCCGTATATCTATATAGATATACGGGATTTTTATTTATCTTCTATTTTTATTTTTTCTATTTCTACTATTCTGTTGATGATTTGTAGCAGTTTCTTCTTCGACTGCTTCAGTCTCTTCTTCTGTTACTTCTACTGGAACCTCTGCAGATGCTGTTGTAATAACTCCATCTGATCCTTCTACAGGTATTCCTGTATCTACAAGAGTACCATTTTCATCTTCTGTCATAAGATGCGGAAGACATACACCATTAGGAGCTGAATATACATGAGGAATACTGGATACAGGTTCTTCTGTAACATTAAGTATTTCTCTTTCTTCTTTAGAATCAGCTACATACATGATTGGCTTTGTAAGACCTCTAGCTTTTTTAGTATCAGCTTTTAAAAGAAGCTTTTTGAACTCTGCTTCTGTAGGAATAATATATTCTTTTCCATCTATTACTGCAAATACATTACAGTCTCTTTTAATTCTTGAATAGATACGAAGAGGAATTTCTACTCCTAATTCATCTCTTACTATTGTTTTACCTACAAATAATCCTCTGATAGGTCTTTTTACGTTTCTTAAATTACAAGTTAATCTGTCCATGTTTAAACACTCTTCTCCTTATATTTATTTTTCTTCTGCTAAGTCGATACATTCACCATCTTCGTCATCATCGTCAATGTATTCTGCATCTCCACAGTCACTAGCAACATCTAATCCATCATCTTCGTCTGTCATAAGATCAAACTGAGAATCAAAATCTTCGTTACCTACATAGAGATCATCTTCTACTTCATCAGAAGATTCGTTCATAAAAGATAAATTAAAATCACTAGATTCTTCTAATGATTTAGACTGATTTTTTCTGCCAAATGATAAATTAAAATCATTTGAAGATTCATCAAACATGTTAAATTCTGTATCTCCAGAATCTTCTGGTACTGATCCGAAAGATAAACCTAATGAAGATTCTTTCTGTACTGTATCGATACATTCACCATCTTCATCATCGTCTACTTCTTCTGCGGCAATTGCTTTATCAAATGTATTATCTACATCTATTGAGAAACTCTGTCCGAACATCTCTTCAAATTCTTTAGTTGTCATTTCAAAATACCTCCTTGGATATTATTCGTTATCATTATCGTACAATATAGATTTATCACCATCCGGTTCATCTTCTATATCACCGATAATGTCTGTTGCTACGCATTCTTCATCATTAAAGAGATTATGCTCCATCTCTTCGCATATAGAATATGCTAGTAATTTATTAAGGTTACTCATATCAATATCTCCTTAATTCTTAAATTAACTATATGTTCAGGCTTTGATTGTATACTGGTCTTGATCCTTTATGCACTTTTTGGATAGATCAAAGTTCATACATTTACATTCTTCTTTATTTTTTGCTTTATCATCTATATATTTTTCTATACAGAATATTATAATTGGAATACCATAGAATAATTCTATACAAGCGTCCCATCCTATACAGTCAAAAGCTTCTATATCTTCTTTAGTAATTTCTTCATTATTAAAATATTTAATTACTATATTAAATATAGTATATTTACATTCAGTATATTTAATATTATTTTCAATATTATAAATTAAGTCATCTCTAAATGATGGGATAGTACACTTCTGAGCTTCGTAACAATCGTAGCAGACATAATAATATTCTTCCTGTCTAGTTACAAAGATAGACCTACTATCATCTATATGAATAGGAAAACCTCTATAAGTATATTTTCTTATATGCTCTAAATCTTTTAATTCTAAGCATCTAAAGAAAGTATTATTATATACTATAGGAAATTTAGATGGCGGTCTCATTTGATGGCATACGTGAATATAATCTGAAGCATATTTTAATATATTATTTTTCTTTATAAATTCTATCATAAAGAAATCATACAAAGGATTATCATTTATATATTTATAAATGAAAGTTTGCACTCTAGATGAATAGAATAATGCTTGGAAATAATCTTTTAATTTAATAGAAAGATTATCTAATTCATTTATAGCATTATAAGCATCATCTCGCATTATCATGCTATATTCAGTATCAAGATTATCCATAATAAACGTATAGTTATTTACTATACGAGTTCTTATTTCTTGATATCTAGATTCTTGAGTGGTTTCAAGTTTATAGTTTATTCTATAAAAGTTTTTATTATTTTTTAAAGTATCTCTATTTACTGCAGTTACTTTAAATAAACAATAATCTTGCTTAATATTATATAATCTAAATACATCACCAGGATATGGTATAATAGTATCTGGTAATACATAGAATTCTCCTTCTATTATATCTCCTGATATACCAAACTCTTCTCTATTTAGATTAGTTTCTATTCTATTTCCAGGACCAAACAATACAAAATTCTTTATTAAATCGTATCTTATTGGAGAATTTTGTCCTTTAAAAGCATACTCTTGTTGAGAACCTTCATCAAGAGTAGTAAAATTTTTATTTATGTGAAGATAATCACAGGTCCATGGATGCTTATCGATATTATTATAATACGGGTTATCTAAAAAAGAAACCATAGCATCTGTGATATTATTTACAGTGTCTACATATTGAGTATTTTGAAATCTACCCATATCTGTACCTCCTTTCAAATTATTTAATTGTTTCGGAACGCTATATAATACAAAAGCTAGGATATTAAGTATGTTAAACTTATAAATAATATAAAATTTTTATATTAATAAAAGATAAAAGGAGCTTTGCTAATATGGGATTTTCTAATAGAAAAGGAATTGCTATGGCAGGTGGCTTTAAATTACAAGCGGAAGTCCCACTTGACGTTAGAAGTAGAGTAGATACTATAACGGAGAGAGACGAGCTTGTTACTATTAATGCCGCCTGGGAAGGTATGCATGTATATGTAGGCGAAACCAAAAAGGCTTATGAATATAAAGGAAATAAAACATGGGAAGAAATCCTTACTGGGAATAGATACGTACACCCCAAATATACAAAAAGAGATAGTGGCTTATATAAAATAGTAGTAGATGATATGGGTCATATAAGTGATACAGCTGCTGTAACTAAATCTGACATTACTGCATTAGGGATACCAGGGGCTAATACTGATACTACTTATACTTTAGTAACCGCAACAGATCCTGGTTTAATGAGTTCTGCTGATAAGGTTAAATTGGATGGCATAGCTAAAAATGCTAATAATTTTACCTATACACATCCATCATATACACCTAAAACTTCCGGATTATATAAAATAGTAGTAGATGATATGGGTCATATAAGTGATACAGCTGCTGTAACTAAATCTGACATTACTGCATTAGGGATACCAGGAAGTAATACTGATACTACATACGATAATTTTAAAGGAGCTACATCAGATACTAATGGTGCAAATGGATTAGTACCAGCTCCGTATTCAGGAAATCAAGCTCAGTTTTTAAGGGGAGATGCTACTTGGGCAACTCCACCTGATACAACATACGGAATTGCTATGCCATCTAAAGACGGTTTAATGAGTTCTGCTGATAAAACCAAATTAGACGGAATATCAAGTGGAGCAAATAAATATACTCATCCTACTTATAATGCTAAAGCTAGTGGTTTATATAAAATAACTGTAGATGGTACAGGTCATGTAAGTGCTACTACAGCTGTTACAAAAGCAGATATTACTGCATTAGGAATACCAGGACAAGATACAGTCGTAACTTATGGCGAAGTAACAACAACTGCCAATGGTCTTATGACTGCAGCTGATAAAACCAAATTAGATGGTATAGCAGTTGGAGCAACCAAATATGTACATCCGACATATCCAGAAAAAGGATTAGGATTATACAAAATACAAGTTGACGTAAATGGTCATATTAAATCTGCTGTAGCTATAGGAAAAGATGACATCACAGCATTAGGAATACCAGGACAAGATACTACTTATACGGTAGGTACTGAATCATATTCTGGTACAACTAAATTATATACAGAAATAGGATCTGCAATAGACGGGACATTAACACAAAAAGCCATATATGATAATTATACGGGAAAATCTACTAAAGTTAACGCCACATTATCAGCTTCTGGATGGAGTGGAACTACTTCTCCTTATACTAATACTATAACTATATCTGGTGTTACTACAACTAATAATGTGGAAGTGCTAATTCCTAGTACAATCACAGCAGCTCAAGCTGAGTCTTGGATGGCCGCTGGTATATTGTGTGGATCACAAGATACAGATAGTATTACATTAAAAGCGTATGGTGATAAACCATCCATAGATATACCTATCGAATGCATCATAAGAAAAGACATTTAAAGTTAACCATCTTACTCGTTTGGGTAAGATGGTTTTTATTTAACATGGACTTTTGTGCACATCTAAGTAATATTAAATAATATGGAGGTTCCGAAATGGTTAACTATACGAAAAATAGATGGAATAACTATGATGATTCAAAGACCTTCTCAGAAAACTTAGAAAATGATGCTATTCTCACTTTAGAGAAAGCAAATCACATGGAGCAAGGTATCTATGATGCGAATAGACGTATCGAAATCGGTACTATAAAAGTCGCAGAAAATACAGAGAATCCTAGCATTACTGTTACTTATAATCAAGACAATATTACTATGGATTTTATATTACCAAGAACTAATCTGTCTAGTGCAGATATGAAAACTATACTGAATAATAGTAAAGAAGAATTTGTAAAGCTTTTCAGTAAAATATATGTAGGAGAGGACAACGAATCTTCTCCTAATGATAATGACGTAATGTTTTTACTGAGCAAAGATGGTAATAGTATAGAAAAAATTCGTACTTTTAAACACAATGAAGACGGATCTGTTACAAAAACAGATCTGAGATTACAAGTAGATATTTCTAATATTATTACTGATGCTAGCCATCAATTTATTACTCAGAGTCAATTAGACAAATTGAATGGTATTGATGATAATGCTAATCATTATATCCATCCTACAGGAGATGGAAATATGCACATACCTGCTACTGGAACTACCAATAAAGGTAAGTTTTTAAGTGCTGGTTCTATGCCTGGGGAAGTGGATTGGAGACATTTAGAAAAAGATGATATTACAAATGCTTTGGGGTATACACCAGCTAATAAGAGTGATGTAACCACAAGTGTTGTTGATAGCACAAAATCAGGTCTTATGAGTCCTGAAATGTTTAAGAAGCTTAATGGTATTGAGGAAGGAGCAAATAATTATACTCATCCAAATACTCATTCTGCCGATATGATATTAGAGACTGACGAAAAGCAGTTTATAAGTAAAGCTGATAAAGGATTATTAAGATATACAAATAATCAGCCCACTTTAACTGCGCATGGAGGAATTCCTGCTGGTACAACTTTTGATAATAAAGCATTAGCAGAAATCCTTGGAGATATTTTATATCCTTATGTACCTCCTGTAGTAAGTTGTACAGTTACAGCTCCTGCTAATGGTGGTACCTATGAATTTGGAACAAATCCGACAATTACTAGTGTAAGAGTTGGAGTTACAAAGAAATCTAAAGATATTACTAAGATTGAAATATTTAATACCGAAGATATTAGCGGGCCACTTGCAACTCAGACTGATGGAATCAAAGATGGTGGTACATTCAATTATACTATATCTAAAGTATTAGACAAATTAACCAGCAATCTTAGAATTAGAGCTAGAATTACTGATACTAGCGGTAAAACAGTTACAGCTGATTCAGGAGCATTCTATGTAATATATCCTATGTGGTATGGAGCTATTGATAAAGATGCTACTGTAGATCAGGCTGCTGTAAAAAGTACTACTAAATTAGTACAGACGAAAGCGAATAGATCTTTGACATTTAATTCTGATAATCAAAGATTAATGATAGCATATCCTGCGTCTTATGGCCAAATATCAAGTATTATGGATCCGAATGGTTTTAATATTACAGATACATTTACTAGATATATGGTTTCTATGAGATTTGGAGATGACGATATACAATACTTCGTATATGTAAATGAAGCTTCAACCGTAAATAATTTTACAGTGAGCGTCAAATATTAAATAAAGGAGAATTGTAGATATGGGATTTTCTAGTAAAACCGGTATCTCTCTCGCAAGCGGATTCAAGTATCAAGCTCAGAGTCCGCTTGATTTAAGAAGAGTTGTAGATACTATAGCTGAAAGAAATGAGCTTGTTACTATTAATGCTGCCTGGGAAGGCATGCATGTATATGTAAAAACTGATAAGAAAACTTATGAATATAGAGGGGAACTACATGGACTCCAGTATTGGCTGGTTCGATGTATACTCACCCTACTTATACAGCTAGAGCATCAGGATTATATAAAGTAACAGTAGATGGTACAGGACATGTAAGTGCTGCTACTGCAGTTACAAAAGCAGATATTACAGCATTAGGTATACCTGGTTCTGATACTAAATATGGAGTATTTAAAGCAGCTACTGCTGATGCTGCTGGTGGTACAGGTTTAGTACCAGCACCTGCTAAAGGAGCACAAGGGTTATTCTTAAGAGGAGATAATGTTTGGGCTAAACCAACAGACACTACTTATAACGACGCCACTACATCAGCGCATGGTCTTATGACAGCCGCAGATAAAACCAAATTAGATGGTATAGCAAGTGGTGCTAATAAATATACTCATCCGGCTAGTCATTCTATTGATATGATCACTGAGACTACCGATAAGAAAGTAATGACAGCTGCTGAAAGAACTAAATTAGCCGGTATAGCTGCAGGTGCAAATAAATATACTCATCCTAACTATGCGGCTAGAACATCAGGATTATATAAAGTGACCGTAGACGATACCGGTCATATATCAGCTGTAGCTGCAGTTACAAAAGCGGATATTACAGGCTTAGGTATTCCTTCTTCAAATACATGGAGAGGAATTCAAAATAATCTTACCTCTACAGCTACAGATCAGTCATTATCCGCAGCACAAGGTAAATGGCTAAATGAAAACAAAGCCACTATGACTACTTTAACTAATGAAAATTTAGATAAAGTTACTACACCTGGATTTTACAATGCAGGTGGTGGAAATTCAGTAACAAATAAACCTAGTAGTGTAGATAATTTTGGTATGATAGTTGTACACAGTGCATCTGGAGATTATTATACTCAGATTGTATACGCTGCTGATAAATCTTATAGAAGAGTATGTAGTAATGGAACTTGGAAAAATTGGTCTCAGGATATTCTTACTGATACCAAATATACTCATCCTACTTATACTGCTAAAGCTAGCGGATTATATAAAATAACTGTAGATGGTACAGGACATGTATCAGCAGCTACTGCAGTTACTAAATCAGATATTACAGCATTAGGAATACCAGGACAAGATACTAATACTACTTATTCTACAGGTACTACATCTTATTCTGGTACAACTAAATTATACACAGGAACTGGATCTGCTACAGATGGTACTATGACTCAAAAAGCTATTACAGATGGATTAAATAGTAAATCTGGTACTGGTCATACTCATAATTATGCAGGATCTTCTAGTGCTGGTGGAGTTGCTAATAGTGCTGCTAAACTATCAATTGCTAGAACAGTATCCGGTGGTACTGATATTACTATGAGTTATTCTTATGATGGTTCTGCGAACTCCAATGCATCCATTGGATATTACAATAGTTCTGCGTATAATGGAAATACTAATAATTATCCATTCCACAGATTTGCTAAACTTGATGCAATTACAAGTTCTTATACAGATAAAACTATGACTGTATTGCTTACACAAGATTTCAATGGTGGGGCATTTGGTATAGCTCGTATATCTCTTAGAACTAATAATGTATCTAATAAAGATATCTCTTCGGCTGAAGTGAAATGGCTTGTAAGATCTGGATTTAATGATGATGCAATTCAGGTTGCTATATATAATGTAGCTGGAGCTACATACGCTGATGCATTTCTTAAATTATCAGGTACCTATGCTGGCACGGTGATTAGAGCTATTGCTAACGGCGCTAGGGGTAATATATCTAGAACTTGGACTTTGGTAAATTCTAAAGAGGCAGACAATACTACATCTTCTGATTCAAAGACCTCTACAGAATGCTATGCAAATATTGCAGCTGCTGGTACTAAACTGCACAATCAATCATATTCTGTAACAGTTTCAGGATCTGATTCTGGTACAACATCTTATGCTAATAGTACCGGAAGTGCTTCTAAAGCAATTCAAGACAGCGCTGGACAACAAATCAACAAAACTTATATCAAAAATTTAAGTATATCTGGTAAAACTATTACTTATACAAAAGGCGATGGTACTACCGGAACTATTGTAACTCAAGATACTAATACTACTTATAACGACGCTACAACTTCAGCACATGGTCTTATGACTGCAGCAGATAAAGTTAAGTTAAATGGTATAGCCACTAATGCTAATAATTATACTCATCCTACATCTTCTGGCAATAAGCATATTCCATCTGGTGGTTCCTCAGGAAAAGTTCTTAGATGGAGTGCTGATGGTACAGCTGTATGGGGTGATGTTCCATCCGATGCTATATCAATTACAAGAGTAGAATATAATAAGTTATTAGCCAATAACACTTACGATCCTAATAAATATTATTATGTAACAGACGATTTCGATTCTGCTACAATTATAAACGATTCTATATCAAGTACAAGTACTGCATATTCTAGTAGTAAAACTAATGCTTTATTGGGTGCAAAAGTCAATAAATCTTCTAAAGTTTCTGCTACTATGAATGCAAGTTCTTGGTCTGGGTCTAGTGCACCATACACTATCACGTTAAGTATTAACGGCGTAACTACATCTAATAATGTAGAAATATTAATACCAGGTTCTGCCACAAATGCTCAAGTAGAAGCTTGGATGGCTGCTGGTATCGTAAATGGTACACAAGCTGCAAATAGCGTTACACTTAAAGCATATGGAGATAAACCAAGTATTAATATACCTATAGAAGCAATTGTGAGAAATGATTAAAAATAAAATACCTGGAATATAATAATGATATATTCCAGGTGTAATTTAAAGGAGGTAAAATAACATGGGACTTTATCAAGGAGCTGAAATGATAGCAGGAGCAGGTACTACTCCTAGTATATCGATAGATGACAATACAAAACATTGGATCATTAATGGAACAGACACAGGTATAGTAGCAGAAGGAAAAACTCCTACACTTGGACTTAATACAAGTGGATATATAACTGTAAATGGTACTGCAACGACAATAAAAGTTGTATCTGATTATAATAATTTATCAAATAGACCTATTGTAAGTGGAAAAGTTTCATCTTATCAAAGTAATACAAATTCTAGTCAAATTAGAAATATTACTGTCTCTACATCAGCTCCATCATCTTCAGATGGGGTAAATGGAGATATATGGGTGGTGTATGAATAATGGCTATTAAAAAAGGCGATAAACTAAATTTTGCATATACAGGTAAAGTTCAAACAGTAACTTTGCCGAAGGGTACTTATAAATTAGAAGTATGGGGTGCTCAAGGTGGATATAGATCTTCATCATCATATGGTGGAATGGGTGGATATTCTGTTGGTACTCTAACTTTAAAATCTAAAACTACTGTATATGTATACGCTGGTGGCGCAGGTAATACTGGTAAAACCAGTGGTGGATTCAATGGTGGTGGATCTAGAGAGACATATAATGGTGGAGGTGGTGGATCCGATATCCGCTTAAGAAAAGATTCGTTATATGCAAGAGTAATTGTAGCTGGTGGTGGTGGATCCGATGGAGCATCATCTAGCCAAGGTGGATATGGCGGTGGTGACACTGGACAATCACCAAGTAATGGATATGGTACTGCCGGAGGCGGAGGTACACAAAAGGCTGGTGGCTCAGGTGGTTCTGGAAATCCAGGATCATTTGGAGCTGGTGGTAAAGGAACTTATTACGCTTCTGGTTA